TCCTTGTTATATACATCCTTGTTATACATCCATCCAAACCGTATCGAATTGGAAATGCCGAAATATTCGAAATTGATATTGATACGGCAAAGATGTGGATGACTTACGTACTCCATATGATTGAAGTGGCAGACTGTAAAGATGAAAATCTAAAAACAATTCAACTCGCAAAGTTGGTTGATGCTCATAATCTTATTCGTGAAAACACGATAATGACAAACAGTATTTGAAAACGGCGACTATAAAACCGCAATATGTGAGTTAATAGACAAAAATAAGAATATATTATGCCAACGGCTCTATAATCCAGAGTTTGAGGAAGGCTTCAAGTTGCTTATGATGAATTATCTGAAATTTGATATGAATACATTACCGATGCATTTTTGGCAATGTGCTCGCGATACATATGCGGCTTTAGTAAACTTTGAAGTCCTACCTCAGATAGTAAATCCGACAATGCCATGAGCCGTATTGGCATTCACACCTGTGACAGCCGCAATGACGTATGCGACCTTTTCGCGCAGTCGGTTGCGCGCATTTTCTTTAAATCGTCGAATGACGCGACGTGCGAGCATGTCGTGGTAAAGGTCGCGAGTGCCTTTCCCTCCGATAAAAATAAAGCCAGGATTCTGGGCGACGACACGCTCTGCGCGCTTCAGAGTAATATTGCGCTGTATTTCGGCTCGTTTTTCGTTTGAATTACGATCAATGATCGTAACATGTTCGTGCGAATCCATATCGCTGGTTTCACCAAACACTCGCGCGCACATTCGCGGATATACTGGTATCATATCGTGTTTTATACGATCATTACACTTTGTACATATCATCGCCTCTTGGTTATAGTCGAAATATGAATGTTCCGTATGCGACATGGGAGAATGCTTACCGCACCTGTGGCATTCGAATGACCCGCGAGGATAGAAGTCGAACATAGTCACTTTGTCTATATATATAAGATGGGCATCAAGGTGGACCTCGAAGCGACTGCGACGTGTGCAGTCCCACCCGTCAAGGTTCATCGCGAGCTCGTGCCTATAATGGTGAGTCATGGCACGATCCATGAGTTCGTTAATACGCCACTGGTTGAGTTCGGCGGGATCGTTCATTTTCATTCATATATGCCGAAATATTGACTACATGTTAATCATTTTTTCTCCATCATTCGATGACTTTGTTTTGTCCTTAAATCAAGTCCGTTGCGATGTTGATGTGAAAAAATGAAATTGAATATTTTCATAACACAAGCCCATTTAATCATATGGCAAGTTTTAATGTCAATTTGGAGACTGTATCGAATGAATTACAATGTCGTAAAGACAGCTTGAAACGGCTGTTACTATCATCTGGTTTTCAAAAGGATGTCGATTACATTAACATAGGAACATATACAAGACAGTCATCGGAAAAACGTGGAGGACGCAATAAAGAGACCATAATGCTAACAAACACATGTGTTGAACAACTACGGTTGAGACACTTGATGCGAAATAGAAAGGAAATTGTATGTTGTGATGTACTCCACATAAAAAGGTATGTTCCCAAGGAAATTGAGGTATTAGACTTTATTCAAGAGTCTCTAAAAGATATTGTCACAATTACACGACAATACAGAGTTTGTGGATACAGAATTGATTTATATATAGTGGAAAAAAATATAGCTGTTGAATGTGACGAGAATGGACATAAGCATTACAACAGTAATCATGAACAAAAACGCCAAAAAGAAATCGAAAGTCGTCTTCACTGTACCTTCGTACGTTTTAATCCAGATGATGTGAACTTCAAGTTAGCAGTTCTTGTGAACAGCTTGTTAAAGATGTGTATTGTTACTACAGTAACGCTATAGCAGGCAAAAATGATGTTTTTGTTTTTATACATTTATTATTATTCCTTAGGTTAAAACATTTAGTTGGAATATGCCCTCGTATACCCCTAAGTTTCCCTAGGGGGATGGACTGTATCTTAAGCCGTCTCGGGTTGCTTATGCCTTCATTGACGACCCATACCCGTTCAGTCTCTGACGCCCTTCCATAGGCTAGCGTAACGCCGTTAGGAAGTAAGCATGCGGATTGCCCAATCCTTTTCATTATTACCGTACCCAAGTTTTGCTCTTGGCCAACAGGGTTGTTTCCATCCCGTCTTGGTAGAAAAGGCTCTAAGGGGTTCCCCGAACAACAAGGTATGTCGCAGTCGGACGGCGTTTGCCGACCTTCCACTAGCAGCTGGCGGGGCGATTTGCGAGGCGCAAAGTGTTTACCACAACAAGAGCTCGCGTTTGTTGTGAACTGCTGCTTTTTGGCCCAGATATTGCAACAATAGTTGAAGTAGTATATCCAACTATGTAGAATGTTTAGGCCACCCATACCGCTCATGATCCTGAGCACATTGTAATTTGTGGCAAATATTTTAATGTTCCTTTGTGACACACCAGTCTTGGTCTTAACAGATAGGAAAGCGGTATCAATACGGGACATGTTGAGAGTACCAGATGGTTGATGCTCCTCGGGCTTCAGGGCGAAGGAGTAAACGTTGATACCACGGTTATCGGGGATACGCTCGTGGTGTTGGAAAGGTTGGACAAGGCTGAAATATTCACCGGGGCGCTCGGCAAAACGGTCTTGGCCGTTTAGTTGTAGCTTAGCGACATCAACAACGTTGGAAGTGTTACTACCGCTACCTGAAGTGAACATAGTCCATTGGTTGGAGCTTAGAGTTACAGGAGGGCAAACCCATACAAGCTCTTTGCAAGGATGGTTGAAATTGAGTTTTACACGAGTCTCACTGCCAGCAGTGCTGTTGAGAGTCTCTTCGCCGGTGAATTGCAGTTGCTCAATGAGATACTCGTGGGACAGTTGAGCGAAACGACGGCGCTCATCGGTATCCAGGAAAATGTAGTCAACCCACAGCTCAGCAGATAGTTCGCCAGTGGTCAAATCTGCACCAGTATCGTAAAAACATGCAGCCCTAGAATTGAACTCAATATTGAGCTTGACTTCATGGTATTGCAGAGCGATCAAAGGCAGAGCTAGACCAACATTGCGGCAGAACCAGAACTCCAGAGGAACATAGAGAGTAGTTTTAGAGTTCATAGCCTTCCTACCATCGTTGAGGTGATGATCACTACCGTTGACAAGCATCTTGTAGCCCTTGACCTTGCCTTCGGGTAGAGACAGATCATTCCAAATGTACATCCATTCGGGGTAGTGTTTGTCAATACGTTGACCACCAATCTCGAGCTCAATGAACTTGATAACGCGTAGACCAATGTAGTCTGTCCAGTATTTATCACTCTTGGTATCATCGGAAGGTAGCTTCATGACGAGCCACACGCGATGGATCAGATCACCATTGCGGCTGATTTGGCAAGTAACGCGCTTGTCGAAGCCGGTAGTGCCGTTTAGAGTTTGTTGAATACTCTCCATAGAGAAGTTAGTGTGGCGCCTGTAGACGACCTTGAAAAAAGTGATTTGAGGGTTACCAGTTAGGTAAACATCTTGCGATGATCAGCATAGTTTCCTATGCCGCCTGACTATATCTTAAGGGGAAGATCCCAATTCCCCCGAATGCCGTTTAGTCGATGAACTGCAAACCGGGCACTTCCTTTCGGTCGCTCGCCGGCCCTTGGCTGCTGATTGCCCATTTTTGGCGTGTTCGCCGCTATCTGTCCACATTGTCACTATACCCGAGTTCTCTCTCGGCCGGGGAACGATTACTCGCACCCTTTAGTAGTGGAAGCTTTAGGGGGTTCCAGCAATTTGACATTCTTGCAGGTCGTTCGGGGCATTGTCCCAAACTCCCAACTAGCGGGTTATATGCATTATTTGGTTCAAATCACAAAGACCAAACATACCCGGATGTTTCCACGGGTTTATCGGCATAAGGTGTACATCCGGAACCTTATCCGCCGCCCACTGTTGACGCCCAAGATTATCAAGCGCCATAAGCAACGAGTTGTAGAAGTCCTCCACCCATCTATAGATCTTTGGGATACTTTATACAGAGAAAAAAATTTCGTGGCTTAAGAAAAATACGCAAAACTTCCGATATAGCCGAATATGTTTAAAGAAAAAAGTTCGAAAAAACGGATCATCACCGCGCAAAACTCCAAAGAAGCATCTACGCTGGATGCAAAGCATCAGAATATGTTAGCTACAATATCAAAGAAACGCGAACAATTCGACGATCTCACACAACAACATATGATCCTTACAAAAGAGCTGGAAACGTGTACGGGGCATATACAAGATATGAAAAACGCCGGACTAATAGATACGCCTGAGTACGATCTCGCTTGGTCGTGCAATATCCGTATGAAAGATCAGCTGAAACATCTCGATAAAACGATACGCGAACTCAAAGAAAGCAAAGACGAGATAGAGTACTATGAGGATACTGCCAAAATCTTGTTACAGTACTATGATCTATTAGAGAATCAGGTGACGAAAGTGAATACACAAACCATATCATTAGCGCCTGTGAGAGCGACTAAAGGGCGCAAGAAACTATTGCCCGTCGCTACAAGGAGCATCCTAGAAGCATTACAGATAACACCCACAACAACTGACACCGTTCCCGTAACGACACAAGGTCTCGACAAAAGTTCTCTTGTGGACGAATATCTCACAGCCGTTGACACCAATTATGTTAAGAAACGAAACAATGATAATCTAGGTGTGTGTGAAGAATGTCAGATTCCGCTTATATGCCTCCAGCAAGACGGGATTATGGTATGTTCCAAATGTGGATACCAAGAACTTCTCTTGGTCGAACAGAACCGACCTATCCTCCAACAATCGAGTAAAGAGGCATCTCATTTTAGCTACAAACGAATTAACCACTTCAAAGAATGGTGCGCCCAGATACAGGGCAAAGAGAGCACGGACATTCCGACCGATATATTCGAGAAGATCCTTGCCGAAATTAAAAAGGAGAAAATCACCGATACACGTAAGATCACGAACCGCAAGATGCGCGAAATACTGAAAAAGCTGAAACTCAACAAGTACTATGAACACAGTGTATACATCATAAACCGCATTAATGGTGTTCCTACACCGCATTTTCCACCAGAGCTCGAAGAGAAACTTTGCAGTATGTTCAAAGAAATCCAGGGCCCCTTTCTTAAATATTGTCCACCGGATCGCAAGAACTTCCTGTCATACTCGTATGTACTGGCAAAATTCTTCCATATTCTTGGAAGACATGAGTATCTACAATATTGTCAGCTGCTGAAATCCCGCGAGAAACTGGCGCTACAAGATGTCGTGTTTAAGAACATATGTAATGATCTCGGATGGAAGTTCGAACCCAGCCTATAGTGTATGCGCTATATTACATGAAAGGAACCATGTTGAAGCCGACGCTGAGTCCGACACCTTGGCGAGCGCCACTGCCAATTGCAGGAGCAATGAGATCCAGAATAGCAAAGATGGAAGCAGCTGTCAAAGCGAGTAGCAGGACCTCTTGGATCTCAAGAGACTTGGAGGGAAGAACATATGCGACAATACCAACGACAAGACCTTCCATTAGGTACTTTACGAGGCGCGTGAACATTTCGTTAGTATCGAAAGAGAAATCTGACATTATACTTCTATCTAATAAACAAGAAAAAACGATTTAAGGACGAAATATTTGAGTATATTCATGGCTACTTCTGACGAGCAACTCGTTTCTACTAAAACGCAGGACTTCCTTGAAGAAGACCCAGCGATTCGTGGACAAAATTATGCATGTGTTTCGTTCGTCAGCCCAGAGGACCTCCTTGCAAACAAGGAAGTGTTCTTCTTCGAGGAATTTATGCGCAAGTTCAGCGAGACCGTGTCCCAGGTGACAAACGATG